ACCGCCGGTCCTGACCTGACCGTAAATGACCCGCCACGCGGTGATCGGCTCGCGCACCGTTTGGGTGCGCTGCGCGCCGGCGAATGGGTCGCGGAACTTCGGGATTTTGGGGCGGAAGATCGACCCGGCAATCGACGAGATCGTGATCGCGACGACGGCGTTAGCGGCGAAAGCGACCGCCGTCGCAGCCGCGCCGGTAAGCTCGAAGAAAGCGGCGACCGCCGCGCCTATGCCGAGATCGGGCATTTCAGACGCTCCACGCGGCGACGATGCGCGACGCCGGAACCAGCGTGAAGCCGCCTTCGGTCGCGCACGCCACGCGCGACCCGACGACCACGCCAGCGGCCTCAACGCCGCCGACCTCGACCAGCACGACGTCGCCGCGCTTGGCGAAGCGAACGTTGTTCATGGCCGGGCCGAGCGCCTTCGTCCACGCCGCTCGCAGGCCGCCGCCCGACAGCATTCGCAGCGTCTCGCGCGCGCCCGCCTCGTCATCATACTGGCCGCGATAGAGCGCCGCCGGATCAATGTCCGTCATCGCGAGCACGCAGTCTGCCGCGAACAGCCCGCAGTCATGCTCGCCCCACCGGAACGGTTTGTCGAGCGCGGCCTCGAGCGCGGCGGCGAGGCGCGACGGCCAGTCTTCGCGGCGTGCGATCATCAGCGGCCCCATGTGATTTGTGCGTCCTGCAACGCGGCGACGTAATCGAAACCGAGATCGCCCGGGAAGTCGATCGCCTGATCCTCGGGCGTATAGCGGCGCTCTCTCGCGCGCTCTAGGTCGATGAGCTCGCTCTCGTAGCTGATCGAGATCGTGGCCGTTTCGGGGCCGTCCTCGATCGCCGGAACGTCGAGGCGGCCCTCAAACTGGAGGATCGGATCGGCCACGATCGAGCCGCCCGAGAAAAACGCGAGGTAGACGCGGCCTGTCTTTCCGCTGCGCGCGTCACCGAGCGCGGCGGAGAGCAGGTCGCTCGGCACGCCCGACAGCGACACCGTGAGCCCCGACGCGCGGATCTCGTTGGTTTCGTCGATGCCCGAAATGCCGAGCAGCGTGCCGACGCCGGACCACGACTTGCTGTCCCAAGACAGGGTGCCGACGCCGCTCCACAGGCGCACCCATCCCGAAGCGAACTCGCCCTCGAACAGGACGCCGACCTCGACGGATGCGGCCTGTAGCTGCGTGATGACGCCAGCGGTGAGGTCGCGCGCCATCAGATCGCCTCGACTGCGCCGAAGGCGATGCCGTAGATCAACGCTTCGTTGATATCGACGTCGACGTCATTCGACGCGAGGCGGAACACACCGGCTGCGTTGCTGACCGTGACCGGCGCATTGTCCGCCGGGCTTTCGCGCAGTCGCGGCCAAATGTCGAGCGTCATCGCGCCGGCCGCGGCTGTTGTGTCGGCCAGAACCTTGTAGAGCCGATCGCCGATCTGCATGTAGTCGCCGCGCTTCGCGGTGGCGCCGGCGGAAAATCCGTCGATCGTGATGGACTCGCCGGTCTGCCCGCCGCCGCTCACCAGCGGCGTGCCTGCCCAGGTTCCGCGCGGGCTGGCGCCGGCGGGATCGCCGAGGCGGAAAGTGCCCCACCGGCCTTTGAGGGAGGCGAGGAAACCAACCCATTCCTCCGCATCGGCGCGCTTCATCGCCGGAAGCCGGATGTCCGCCTCCCACCATGCGCCCTGGTGACGGACGAGCTGCTGCGCGCCCGTGAACGGGCTGGCCGATGCGCCGACGACGTTGCGCTGACGCATCACGATTGAGCGGATGCCGGTCGCGGGGATTGTCAGAGGATAGGAAATCGCCATCGGTCAGGTTCCCATCGCGGCGGCGAACGAGCCGCCGCGCATGCGCGCGTCGGCGACAGCGTCGACAGTCTGTCGCTTGATCGCCGGCATAAGCGCGGCGATCTCGGCGCGGACGGTCTGGGCGACGCCGACGCTGATGTTGATGGTCTGGTTGACGACAGTGCCGCCCATGCTTTCGCCGTTCGGGATGATCTGGCCGGCGCTATGCGGAACGAACACTTCCGGCCCCTCTTCGCCAACGACGATCGGGCGTCCGCCGCCGACAGGGCCGCCGTCGGCGAAGCCGGGAAGGCCGAGATCGACGGGGCCAAGCGCGGCCGGAGCGGCGGAGCCGCCAAGAAGGCCGCCGATGCCGCTAGTAATGAACCCGGCAAGCCGCGTCGTCACGGTCTGTCGGAGGACGATGCGGGCAATGTCCTGCGCGATGCCCGCGAGCACGTTCCGCATCTTCTCGCCCTTCACGATCGCGTCCTCGAAAGCGGACTGGAAGGTGAAGCCGAGTTGACGCGTCGCGTCGTCAACGCGCTCCGTCTGGCGGAAAATGCGGTTGCGCGCCGCCTCGTCAGCGGCGGCGTATTCCTCCACGCTGATACGGTTCGTGCGGTAGAGTTCGCCGATGCGCTCAAGCTCCGCCGCATAAGCGACGTTTGGGTCCAACTGCTCGCGTAGCCGCTGCGCCTGCTGGTCGAGCGATTGATTGTAGCGATCCCGCTCCGCGCGGATCTGCTGCATCGAGCGTTCCGCCGCTTCGTTGAAGCGCTCCGCCTCGCGTGCGCGCTGTTCTGCGGCGCGGACAGCGGCGTCGGCGGCGTCCTTCTCTGCCCTTTCTCGCTCTCTCCGTTGAGCTACCAAAAGATCACCGGTGCCGAGCGTGTAGTTGTAGGCGTCATCGGACAGCGTCACCGCGATGCGGTTTGCATTCTCGGCCTTCGTGAGCGCCTCAAGCTGCTTCTCAAGCTCTTTGATGCGCTCCGTCGCGCGCGCCGCGCCGACTGCGGACGCCTCCAGGCCGACGCCCAGGTCGCCCATCATTCCGCCGGATCCGGTTTGGATCTGCGCGGCGGACTGAAGCTTGAATATCTCCTCGCGCAGACGCGCAGCCTCAAGACCGGCGCTCAAGCGTGCGGTCGGGGCCGTGCGCTCTGCGGTGGCTTTGTTGAGGCGCTCGATCTCGTCGTTGAGATCGTCAAATGCATCGCGCGTCTCTTTCGCGGCATCCTTGGCCGAAAGCATCTGATAGGCCACGCCAGCAATCGCGAGGCCCGCCCCAGCAATCGCGCCAAACATGCCGAACATGCCGAGAAGCTGCGATCCCTGCTGCACGAATGCCGTCACGGCCGAGCCGCCGGATGCGACCTGAGAGGCGAAATCACCGATCTGATATCCGGCCTGCTGCGCGATGCCGCCGAAGCTACGCATGCCGCCCTGCGCCTTTTGGACCTCGGCGCCCATCTTCGCTGCGGTCGCGCCGGTCGTCTCCATCGACCGCTTGACCGCTTCGAAAGCGGCGCGGGTCTCGTCGGATGCCTCGATCTTGATCTTGAGGTTAGGATCCGCCACCGCGCCGCTCCTTCATGATTTTCGCATAGGCGAGCCAGCCTGCGTACTCATCGACGGTCATCTCCATGACCGCCGCAACCGTCATCTGGAGCCGATCCGCGAGGCTGTAAATCGTCAGCAGCTCGGGATCGGCTCTCAGTTTTTTTCGGCGTCCTCGACGGATGCGGAGCGGCTGATTTCCGCCGCCATCCACTGCACCAGGGACGCCGGGCAGCGGCGCATCAGCGTGTCTTTGTCTTCGAGGCTGAACACCGGCTCGCCCTTCTCGTCGCGCGCCTTCATGATGAGCGCGCCGACGAGGTAGGAATGCGGGTCGTCCTTGTAGCGGCGCGCGAGTTCGCGCTGCTCAAGGATCGTCATCGGGCTGACCCAGATGGCGTAGGGCTTGCCATCCGGCTGCGCCAGTTCGGGGATCTCCACGCGGCGAGAGCCGATATCAACGGCCCTCGCCACCATCGCCTCAATGAGCTTCATGCGGATCAGTTCGCCTTCGTCAGGGTGCCGGTGCCCTGGAAGCTGTAGGTCGCTTCGACCATGCCATCGAAAGCGGCCGAATGGTTGGCGCCCGTGATCACCACGACGCCGGAATAACTCGTCGCCGCAGTCGCGGTGCCCTCGGGCAGGAAGGTCGCGGTCGCCGTGCCGACGTTCGTGCCGAGCGGCAGGAGCGCCATCTGGCCGTTCGTGTCGGATTCGTCCCAGTAGCACGTGAGCTGACCCGACCACGACTTCATGCCGGTCGTGTAGGTGCGGAACGTGTCGCCCATCGTCGAATCTTCGATGGTGTCCTGCGTGATGTCGAGGCTCCACGAACGCAATTCGGCCACGACATTCGTGCCGACGCGGACGAGGCCTTCTTGGCCGCGATGATTTGCCATAGCTGATCTCCTTAGCTAGCAGCGGTGGGGCTGTTCTCGGCCGTGCGGTAGGTCACGGCGAAGGTCATGCGGACGATGCCGAGCGGCTGATCGCCGCCGTCCGCGAAGTCGATCTCGGTTCCGGTCAATGTGCAGTCACGAACGGCGCCGCTCAGCTGGGATCCGCCGATCGCGGTCTCGACCTCAGCGGCGATGTCGTCAAGCGTTTCGTCGACGTCGGCGGTGGCGCGGGCATAGCCCTCGACCACAAATTGCGCCACGCGCACAAGCTTGCGCGGCACGCCCACGACAAGTTCAGGCTCGCTGGCCTCGCTGCGACAATAAACGACGAGGCCGGGCAGCTTGTCGGACGCCAGCGGATAGACCCGCGAGCGATAGACGCGCGTGCTGGTCGTGACGAGGCCGGCGACCGCCGTCACGATCGCGTCGCGCACTGTCTGGCGATGATGCGGCATCACGCCTTCTCCAGCGTGAGCGCCGTCACGCCCGTGCCGTCGGGCTCGACGACGCGGATGGTGTAGGTGACGCTGCTGATGACGAGCCTGTAGCCCTCAGTGAGCGCCGACGGCAGATCGGCGGTGCGGCACGTGAAGCGCGGCGCGGTGGTCGCGTAGCCCACACTGCCGCCCGCCTCGACCGCGGTGAACTCGGCGTCAAAGATCCCTGCCAGTCTGATTGTTTTTCCCGTCGAGACGGGCCGAAGCGCGGCCTCGACGCCGAAGATCTCGACGTCAAGCAGCGCGGCGATGTCGCCCTGGATGTCCATCAGGCTCCTTTCGCCGGCAGCTTTCCGGCCCGCTCAAGGTAGTCGATCACGATCTCGGCGATTTTCTCAGGCCGTGCGATAGCCTGACAGGCCGACGCCTGGGTAACGGTGTCGCGCGTGCAGAAACCGAAATGCACCGGATGAATGCGATGGCACGGATAACAAGACAGCGCCGTCGGTTCAGCGCTGGCGGTGTTGGTCCAGTGCTTCGTGAGGTTCTCGACCGACGAGTGCGACAGCGTGATCACTTTCAGCATCGGCTCAAATGCCACCGCATTCGCGATCAGGCTTTCGGTTGCAACCACGGCGTCAGCCTGGAGGGCATACGCCAGGGCATGCCTGACCGGCCACTCCATGCCCACGAAAATGCCGTAGGGCTCGACGCCGATCACCTTGTCGTCGCGGATGTCGCCGAGTGCCAGCGAATAGACGCCGCGCGCCGCGAGAAGCTCCATCAGTCGTTGCGTGTGCGGCCAGTATTTGACCGGCCCGCTGCCCGCCGGGTTGATGACCACGACAGGGCCGTCGAGAAGCAGGCGCATGCGCCGCGCCCATTCGCGCTCTTCGTCGGTGGGATAGAAGCGCTGCCGCCAATCACCCGGCGGGATGTCGGCGTAGCGGTGGACCATCTCGAGATAGTTCGCGTCCATCAGCTCGTGGCGCAGCGCGTGCGGCAGATAGAACTCGTTGCTTTCGCGGTGCGCGAGCAAGCGGTTCTCGACGCTGCCGACGAGGTTGATCCATTTGTCGTGATGGCGCGCGAGGTGCGCCCAGCATGCGAGCAGCTCTTCGTGCGACAGGACGTTGTCGGGTAGCTCGACGAGGTCGTCGATGTTCGGATCGTGGCGCAGGATCTTTGCGCCGGCCGATGCGACATAGACCGTCGTGTGCCAGCCCTGCTCCTTGTAATGCGCGATCGGCGATGCCGCCCAGAGCGCGTCGCCGTGGCCGCCGACGCGCACGAAACCAACGCGCTTCGGATGCCGCGGCTCGCTCGCGGCGTCGCGCTGCCCCTTGCCGGCCGCCTCGCGGCGGAACACCTGAAGGAAGCTGTATTCGGTGCCCTGGTCGCGGGTCTCGTTGACGAGCAGCGACCAGTCTGGCGCGATCTCGCGCATCGCCGCAACGATGTCCTCGGGCGCGAAGTCGTGCTTGTGGTCCGGATTGGATCCCGGCTCGCCGATGCGAGGATACAGATCGCGGTGCGGCAGATACAGAATGAGGTGACCGCCGACGGAAAGCAGCCGCCACCATTCCTTAAGCGCCGCGCGGTAGTCCTCGATGTGCTCCAGCGTGTGGCTGGAAAACACCGTATCGACGCACCCATCGGCGAACATCGTCATGCGTGCCGCATTCGGCACCATGAGGTCCGGCTTCATCTGGATGCCGAAAAGCTGCGTGTCTTTCCCGCTGTCGATGCCGATCAGGTGCGGCCAAACCTTGCGCGGCCCGCAGCCGATATCGAAGCCGCGCTTGCAATAGCGCAGCACGTCAAAGCGGACCTTCTGTGATTCTTCCCCCTGCGGGTCTTCTGGACGCCAGACCATAAATGCTCCGGTGTAGTTGAGGCGCGCGGAGTATAGCACCCCGCGCGCCTCTCTCGATCAGGTCAGTTGATCGAGCATGACCGCGAACGCTGCCGGCTGGCGGATGCCGAAATCCGCGAACTGGTTGAGCGTGATCTTGACCTGACCCTGATCCGCCTTCGTGTACGGATCGACGACCACGTCCGGCGCACCGAACAATCCGAGGACCGCCATGCTCCAGTCGCTGGAGAAGGCCGTCATCGAGCAGACGGTGGTCGAGGTGCCCTTGGTCAGGTTCGACGGCACGTTGTTCGTCACGGCCACGCGATAGCCGTTCACCGCCGTCTGGCCGGGCTGCCAGATGTAGTCGAGGTTCGTGCCGCGCTGCACCTGTTTCGCACGGCCGCGCACCTTCGTGTTCGTGAGGTAGCCGGCGAGGCGATCGGGCTCGGCGTTGGAGTTCGCGCACGCGCTCTCCAGATCGACGAACTGACCCCAGGCCACCGTCGCCCCGTTCGCGCCGGCGGTCGCCGTCGAGATCGAGGTCGTGTTGCGCAGGCCGAGGATGTTCGGCGAGGTGCCGTTTCCGTTGATGGCCTGATTTTCCAGCAGGACCGCCGCGCCCATCAGCAGGTCGTCACGGATCATCGGCTCCAGCGCCAGCGCCGACTGAATGATGGCCTGTTTCGACACCTCGACATACGCACCGATGCGCTTTGGCTGGAGCGTGAGCTTCGCCGTCTGAGGGTTGGTTTCGGTGGCGCTTCCGATTTCGGTCAGCATCGCCAAGGATCCGGCGACCGCCTTGCGCGGGATGTCGACGTTGCCCGACAGGCCCGGCAGGATGCGCACGCCGAGGCCAGCCATGACCATCGAGTTGCGCAGCGCGTCGATGTAGAGATCGCCGCGGAAGTCGGTCGGGACGAGGTTACCGGCCTCGGTGGTCGTGCCGACGTTGAAATCGCGGCGGAAGACGTCAAGCGGCAGGTAGAAGCCTTCGGCCTCGCGACCCATCATCTTCGCGATCGCCTGCGAGCACTCGCGCTCAAAACCGGCCTTCGACCAGTCGCCGAGAACGACGGCCTGGAGCGCTCGACCGATGGAATAGCGCTGCGCCTCCTTCTTCGTCATGCCCACGTGCATGGCGGAGGTGTCGGAGTGGCGGCTCTCCATCTGCGACATGATGTGCTCGCGGAAGGCGTCCACGCTCTTGCCGTTGCGGATGTGGTTCGCCGCATCCTGCGGCCCGAGGTACTTCGTGTACTGCTCGTTCAGGTCGAGGATGCTGCGGACGCGCGCCGACTCGATGTCGGCGGGCGAGGGGATGTTGTCGGTCATCTTGAAAGCCCTTTCGGATTTGATCTGAGGTTCCGGTTTCGCCGGGGGTTCCTCGGTGGCGGACAGCACGGGTTCCTGTTCGTCGGCAGCGCGACCGACGCCGACCGATGCGTCGGCCGGGATCGCGACGAGCGACAGCTCGTGCGGTTCCCAATCCATGACGCGGACGGTGCCGTCCTTCGCGCGCTGCTCCATCTTGTGAATGGCGTAGCCGACGCTGACGTGACGACGGATGCCGTCGACCACGTCACGAAACGCCTCCTCGGCGCGGGCAGAGCGGCCGAAGCGCACGGCAGCGCGCCCCACCCTGTCCCCGTCGATGGAGGCCCGCTCGACTACGCCGATGTGCTGACGCGGGTCGTGGTCGAGCAGCAACGCGCCGCCACCGTTGAGCCTGCCGAGGCGCACGGATGTCGGGGCGTGGTCGAGGATCTCGGTTCCGAAGACCCGCTCATAGGGCTCCTCGGACGAGAATGCGATTTCTACGGTGCGCGCCTCTTCGTTGACCGCCGCGCGGTCGAACGTGGCGTTGCGCTGGAAATTACCGGCCATTGTTCGGGCCTCCGTTGTCTGTTTCGGTGTCGTCTTCGTCGTCATCCTCGGGGCCTTCGGCCTCGACCATCGTGCCGCCATTCGTCGGCTCGATCTCGACGCCAGCGGCGCGCATCTTCTCGGCCTCGCTCGCAAGCTCCGCGAGGATCTCGTCGAAGTCCTGGCCGGTCTTCGCTGCGATGCGGCTGCGCGATGTGAGGCCGGCGGCGAGAAGCTCTTTCTCCGCCTGGGCATCCTTGAGCGGATCGACCCATTGCCAGCGGCGGCCGAGGAAGCTTGACGCCTCGGCGAACTTGACAAGCCTGTCCGCCGGAAGTGCGCGGCCGGTCTGAGTGAAACGGATGTCGCCGCGCAGAAGTGCGGAGGCAAGCCACTCGCGGTACACCGGCATCAGGAAGCTATCGATAAACCACGACTGAAGGATCTGCCACTGGTCGCGCGTCTCGATCGTGCCGGCGCGCATGCTGCTGTAGTTGACGGCTTCGAGGTCGCCCGCGAGGGTCGGATAATCGATGTCGAGGCCCGAGGCGATGCCGCGAAGGCACGCCTTGATGAAGCTGTCGAAGTTCTGGTGCGGATAGTCGGGATCGAAGCTCTGGAAGTCGTAGCCGGCGGGAAGCTCAAGCATTTCGCCCGGCTCGACCTGCATATTCAGCGCGCCGGCGATCTGCTGGTCGGCCAGCTGCGACACCGCCTGACCGGCGTAGCCTGCATCTTCCGCGCCGCGCTTGAAGAAGCCCATCTTGCTCGCGCCGACACGCGCGGCGACGACTGCGGCCTCTTCGTAGGAGTGAAGCATGTTCATGCGCAGGAGGACGGCGTGCATCCACGTTACGCCGCGCACCTGCTCTGCACGTTCCGGCAAGAACAGGTGCAGCATGTCGCGCGCAGGGATGCGCTCGACCATTGGGCGCGTCGAGCCGTAGGTCTCGCCAGGATGCGCGACCTTGACGTGGTAAGCGATCGGACGGCCACGGCCGTCCATCTCGACGCCCATGCGGATTTCCGCGTTGCCGGGCAGCTTCCGGTTCAGCCCTTCGTCGAGCCGGTCGGCCTCCAGAAGCTGAAGCGCGATGCCGTTCGGCAGATCGCGACCGCGCACGATCTTGACCAGTGCCTCGCCGTCTCGCGCGACAGCTTTGGCGACGATCCGCATCATGTGTGGCAGCGTCGAGCGGCCGGCGATGTCGGCGCGCTTGCCCCAAGCCCACCATGCGGTTTCGATGATGCCGTTGGCGGCGCTGTCGAGGACGCCGCTTTGCGTGAGCGCGCGCACCTGTAGCGTCGGGCCGTCCGCGCCGACGATGTGCGTGGCGACGAGCGACAAGAAGCGCCGTCCGTATTCGTGGTTGTTGGCCAGCGCTCGCGCGCGCGAGCGCAGGATCGCAAGCGATTGCTCTGCGTCGTTATTCGCGCTTCCGCTCCATGTCGTAAGCGAGGCGGTCAGTCGGTTGATGCCCGCGCCTGCGTATCCTGCGGGCATCGAGCGACGCGCAGGCGCGCGGGCGGGTTCCCGCTTGAACCACGCAAGCGGGTTGAGGCTGACCATGCGGTGGCCTCCTTAGAGCCGGACTTGGAGATTGAGCGGCGACGGCCGACCGCTGTTGATGCGGTCCGCCGCCTCTTCGTTGGCGACCTCGCGCTGCCAAAACTGAAGCAGCTTCATCATCTCGGTGATGGTCTCAAACTCGACGTCGCGGCCGGCAATGCTGTAGCGCTTCACGCGGCCGGCGGTGGCCTTGAACGTGGCGAGAGCGGCCTTGAGATCGTCCACCGCCTTGCGCGCCTGCGTGCGAAAATCATGCGGCACGAGGTTGGCGAAATCGCCGACCACGCGCAGCGTGCCGCGACGCACCGTGTAGCGTTCCGCGCCGAGTGCGACATACCCGGCGTACTGATACTCGCCGGGCGCCCATGTCGCGGTATCGGCGGCCAGCACCTCAATCAGATGATCCGCGCCGGATGCGGTGCCGGTGACGTCGTAGTGATCGGCGGCGTTTCGGATCGAGTAGGAAAGCACCCACCCGTCCGATGCGAGGTAGTCGCCGAGCGAGATCGAGAACTTGACTGTGTCGCCCGCGATGATCTCGGTCGGCTCGGTCGTCGGGATCTCTGCTGCCATCGGTCATCGATCCCTGATGTGAAATGCCGCGCGCTCGACCAGCGTCTGCCCGTCGCTGGTCGTGGCCTCGGCCTCGAAATGATAGCCCTTGCCGGTCGCGCCGCCGGTGATGCGAACGCTCGCCACCGACCCGCTGACGCCGGCAGACGTGTGCGAGATGCCGCCCGGGTTGTGCGACCACGTGACGCCGGTCAGCGTCACGCCGTCGTCGAGCCGGTCGGCAAAATCAATCCCGTAGAGGATCGTCTCGTCCTTGTCCTTGTCGGGCCAGCGGATCGTCATGGCGACGCTCAGTTCTGGATGCGGATGGTGCTGGCGGTCAGCGTGAACGTGCCAGAGGTCGTGGAGACGTCGGACCCGAAGTCGATCACGGCGACCAGCTCGTCCGCAGACGACGCGCCACCGCGCGATTTGTAGACGACCGCCTTGCGGGCGGTGATCGTCGAGGACGACCACGACGTGCCGCCCAGCACGATTTCCTGGCGGTCGTTCGTGGTGTCGACCGCCGACACCGTCACGGTGATCGTGTTGCCGCCGGTCGTGTACCCGCCGCCGGCAGCGACCTCGTTCGTGACGTCCGAGCGCTTCGTGTGCGTGTCCTTGTTTTCGGTGTAGGACGACGTCGTGAGCAGCACCTTGAAGGTGTCCGTGTCGCAGTCGATGTTGCCTTTTGCGAGGTCGTTGAAGAAGGACGTGTAGATGAGGCTCGCCATTGAGGTCTCCTTATGCGCTGCGAGCCAAGCGGCCCGCGTCTCTGGAAAGCGGCCTGCGCGGCGCGCTGGTGCTGCTGCCGATGCGGCCGACGGCAACCGAGCCTCCGGTGCGGCTGGCGGCAGGGTCGAACTGACCCGCGATGCCCTGGCCGGCGCGGAGGTTGCTGATTACCGTCAGCGTGGCGCCGTTTCGTGTGGCGCTTGCTGATGCTTGGCCGTCGATCAGGCTCGCCGCAGTAAGAAGCGCGATGCCGCCGACATCGACAGACGCCGATGCGGAACCGGCGATCAAACTTGCGCTTGCCGCGAGCGTTGCTCCGCTCGCGGTCTGCGAAGCACCGCCGATGCCGGCGATAAGCGCTACCGCAGCGGAAAGCGTCTGTCCGGTCGCTTGCGACGACGCCGCTGTTGTCCCGGCCGAGAGCGATGCCGCCGCAGTAAGTGTGGCGCCGGCAGCTTCGTTGTTCCCGCTTGCCTCGCCCGCAGACAGCGACGAGGTCGCCGTGAGCGTTGCGCCGGCCGTGCTTGCGGACGCCGACGCCGCGCCAGATACGAACGACGCGACGACCGGGAGCGTAACGCCGTTGACCAGCTCGCCGCTTGATGCCTCGCCCGCAATAATGCTTGAGGTCGCGGCGAGAGTTACGCCATTCGCCTGACCGTCGGCGGATGCACTGCCGGCAGTGAGGCTCGCGGCAGCCGTGAGCGTCGCGCCATCAGCCTGAGCGATTGCGCTAGCAGTGCCAGCCAGAAAGCCCGCAGACGCGGTGAGCGTGGTTCCGGCGGCCTGACTGGCCGCTGACGCCGCACCGGCCACCAGCGAGGCTGTGGCGGGCAGCGTGGCGCCATTGGCGGTGGCGTTTACGGCGCCGCTGGCCTCGCCCGCGATGAGCGACGCGGTGGCTGTGAGTGTGGTGCCGTTGGCGGTGGCGTCGCCGGAAGCCGCAGCGCCATAGAGATTGCCGAAAAGAAACAGCAGCCCCTGTATCCCCGGAGCCGCCGGAGCCGCGCCGCCCGACGCGCCGAGCGGCGCGGAAGCGAGCGGCGAAGAGCCGAGCATTACTCGCTCGCGGGTTCGTCAGGGGGCGGAGGAGGCGGCGCCGGAGCCTCGCGCCATGTCTGCCGCATCGCGCCGTCGCGCATCTCGGGCGCGGCCTCGACCAGCATCATTCCAGGCGCAGGACGCCAGCGAGGCGTCGGCAGCACGAGCGGGATGCCCGCGCGCTTGAGCGCCTCGATGTTGGCGTCTGCGGGCAGAGATCCATCAGGATTGAGGAGGAACTGCTTCACGCCCACGATATGACCCTCACCCACCCATCGCCGCCGTTGCCGCCCGCGCCGCTGGCGAAGCCGTTGTCGCTCGCTGCGCCGCCGCCGCCGCCGGACCCGTAGATGCCATTACCGCCCGCGCCCGTGGCTTGACCGGTGGCGTAGGAGCCGCCGCCAGCGCCTGTGGCAACGATGCGGTCAAAAATTGTTGTTCCGGTAGAGCTTGAGCCTCCTCCTCCAGATGTTCCGCCCGCCGCTCCTGCAATTTCTGTTGCTATCAAACCACCTTGAGATGATGTTGCCGGCTGAATCAAAACACCATTTCCGCCAAGAGTTGTTGTTGTTACGCCAGCCGTCTGTCCTCCACCTCCACCTCCTCCCGTAGATGTTACTGCAATAGCATTTCCCGTGTTGCCATTGCCAGCAGCGCCCTGTGCGCCGTTGCCTCCAGTAGTAGATTCAAAAGTGGCTGCACCTCTGGTTGTTCCGCCAGAGCCGCTAGATGTGCCACCCCCTGTTCCACCAGTTCCAAGCCCAGAGCCGTATACAGAAAAAGTTGAGCTTGTGCCTGCTGTTCCTGCATTTCCAGCTGTCGTATCTGTAGTTACAGAAGCGCCACCTACTCCGCCAGACCCAACGACGACAGTTTCCGTTGACGAAAGATAAATTGCCGGAACAGTGACAACAAAAGTGCCAGCAGAAGCGCCGCCGCCGCCGCCGCTCCGGCCCGATGACGTGGCGTATCTGCCGCCGCTACCACCACCACCCCCACCGCCAATCGCAATCACCTTGACCATCTTGGCCCACGACGGCTTCGTCCAGGTCGTGCTGCCCGCAGTCGTGTAGGTGTCGATCTTCACCTGCGCGACATCCTCAGCCGCAGCAGTGATCAGCACCGTGGCCGAGCCGGACAGGCTGATGGCGGTGTCGCTGTTGGAGCTTTCCAGCACCGTGCGCGAGAGGGTCGTGCCGCTGGCGGTGTAGGTGCCCTGCCCGATCTCCCACGCGGTGCCGTCTTCGATGACGTACCTGACGACATCGCCATCGACCACGCCAGCCGCTGCGAACGACTGATAGCCCGCCGCCGCCGAGCCGAGCGTGAGCGTGCCCGTGCCGGTGGTGGCCGTGGACATTTTCGCGCGGTTCGCGAGCTTCAACATGTGCGTCAGATCCCCCGCAGCGCCGCCAGCGTGGCCTCGGTCTCTGCGATCTCGGTGTCGAGTTGCGCGATGCGGACCGCGTCGCCGAGCGATGCTGCCGAGGTCCGTTGCGCCGTGAGGTTGGCGAGGCGCGCGAGCGCGAGGGAGATCAGATCGGAAATCGTCATGATCAAATCACCATCTGGCGCATGTGGATTGCCGACGTGTTCAGGATCATGTGCATGTAATCGATCTCGGTCGCGCCGTCC